TGCTCTACCGCTATGGCGGGCTTGCGTCGGGAGGCGAATCCCGACCGCTGAACAGGGCAGCCCGCACGCCTCCGTGCTCGGCGGCGACATGGACAGTGTGCTCCCCGATTGTGCGCATCGTGTGCGCATCACGTTACGAGTACGTTACGGTATCGGAGACCTGGACGACACTCGGCCCGCTAGATGCGACCAGCTCGCATCTAGTCGTTAGCCCCGCCTACCTTGCGATGTTAGGCCAGCTTAACACCCCGTGGTAGGCTACCCTCACGCACCCCCGCTGTCTCTGCCTATCGCATCGCATCAATGCCGCCCGACGAACAAGGGCAGAGACAGGGAGAGCAGGTGTCAGGTCAGCCTAACGCCTAGCGTACAGCCACCCTACGGGGTGGGGGGGATAGGGGGGGTGGTGGGGTATATGGGTACCCTAATGGAATCTGTCTGTATCGGATCCAGAGCCGTCTGGGTGGGGTCCCATATCCTGGAGTCCAGGTAGTGAAGTGCCGTTCCACATTGTGCGAGGTTCGCATGCCCTCGGCTGTCTCTGCTGTTTGACATCGTTGGTGGGCGGCTCGGACCGAGGGTCCTCGCCTGGACAGCGACGCTGTCGCTTGGACATGCGGAGGGCCACCCCTCAAGGTGGCCCGTCATGGAACTGTAATGTTGTTGGTGTGGAGGGTTGGCTTCTCTCCTCCTTCCGCCTCTCTACTCTCTGCGGCTCGGGTTCCGCTCTCTCGGCTCCACCCTCGCCGTCTGTCTCTGCCCAGATTTTCTGGCGGCATAATGCCGCTATAGTAAAGCCGAAGCGTTCACCTCACCAAATTGGTGAACTTTAACTACCAGGGGAGTTTCACGATGCGGGACAGAATCCTTCTGTTACGGATCGTAACGTGGGGTACAGAAGTTGTACCGATCGGAGGGCGATTCGTGAACGTTCGGACCGTACTACAGGGAGGTTTCCGTGTCTAGCTTCGAACTGGAAGAGCGTGAGGAACGCTTCGCTGAGTGGCTGGCGTGCCCGAAGGGCAAGCGTCAGCCTGCCACGATGGCGCTGATGGCTGACTCTCTGGATGTTCACGTCTCCCAGTTGTACCGCTGGAAGCGGAGGGCGAACGTCAAGGAACGGGTGATGGAACTCGTGGACGAAGCCGTGGGCGGCTTCGACCGTGTCGGTGAGGTTCTGGACAAGGTGTTCCAGGACGCTCTGGCAGGGAACACGAAGGCTCAGGAACTGGTGTTCAAGTACGCTGGGCTGCTGGTGGAGCGGAGACAGGTCACGACGACCGTGGATCCTGAAGAGGCGTCGGAGCGCACCGACGAGCAGATCGAAGACGAGTTGGCCAAGCTGAGGGCGAAGCGTGCGGACCAGTGACCGTGAGTTGATGCTGGAGCGGGAACTGCTGTTCCGCAGGGCCTGCAAGCACGATGGGACAACCGAAGGCAAGCTGGCGGCGTTCACGCTCTGGTGCTCGTCATTCGTGAAGATCAAGCGGCCTGATGGCGTGAAGCCGTTCGAGCTACGGCCCTCCCAGACCGAGACCGCCAGGAGGATCCTCGACGGCCAGGACGTCATCATCTTGAAGTCCAGGCAGACAGGATTCTCGACCCTGCTGTCCAACCTGTCTCTGTGGATGGGCCTGGTCGATGAGGGTGTCGAGATCGTCATGCTCTCGATGAACGAACGTGAGGCTCGGCGCCTGCTGGCTCACGCCAAGTTCGCCTACCGTCGCCTGCCCCGTTGGGCGCAGGGTCGGCTACCGAAGCTGACGGACAACAACCTGGAGAAGATGACGTTCGACAACGATTCGATTCTGGAGTCGCTGCCGTCTCGTGAGGACGCTGCCCGTGGTCGCACCGTCAAGCTGATCTTGGCTGACGAGTTCGCTTCCCTGAAGGATCAGGAAGAGGCCTGGGCCGCCATGTCGGCTGCCGCCGACATCGGCGGGCAGACCGTGATCCTGTCCACCGCCAAGGGTGCGGGCGACCTGTTCGAGACGCTGTGGACGAGGGCGTCTGCTGGCGAGATGGACTACGTGCCGTTGTTCTGGTCGTGGAGGGAAGCCTTCAACGACGAGTGGTACGAGAAGAAGAAGACCACTACGCTGCCATGGATCCTGGCCCAGGAGCACCCGTCGAACGCCGAGGAAGCCTTCATCCGTTCTGGCAACGCTGTCTTCGACACCGATCGCCTGCGGGAGATGGTGCCCGAGCTACCCGATCGTTACGATATGGTCTACGACAAGCCCAAGTCGTTGGAGATCTTCATGCGTCGGGACGGCGCTCTCCACGTGTGGGACGAACCCGAAGAGAAGGTGGCGTATGTCATTGGAGTCGACACCGCAGAAGGACTCGAACACGGAGACAGGTCTGTGGCAACAGTGCTCCGAGTCCCTGACGGAAGGATGGTGGCCCGTCTGGTTGGACGAACTGAACCGTGGCGTTTCGCCGAACAGGTGGGCGAACTTGGATGGCTTTACAACACCGCCCTCATCGGACCCGAGCGCAACAACACAGGCCACGCCTTCATCCGAGCGCTCGTAGAGTGGGGCTACCCCAAGATCTTCAAGCACTTCCGTGCAGCGACGAGGCGGGAGAAGCCGACCGAGACCCTCGGATGGCTGACGTCCCGCACCACCAAGCCGCACATCATCTCGGAGCTGGACAAGTTCATCCATGAGCACGACGTGCCAGACGATTTGACGATCTTCGAGATGATGCGCTATGTCCGTGACGAGGCGGGACGCATGGGCGGCTCGCCGTACGACGACTGCGTGATGGCGTACGCTATCGCTGTCGAGATGCTGGCCCACGCCCACGAGCCTATCTACAGGGACGTGAGCAAGGCCCCAGGTCCTTGGACCTATGGATGGTTGGATCGTTGGCAGAACTGGACCGACGAACGTGAGGGCCGTCACTTCATCGGCCGTCGTAATAGGAGAGAACGATGACGTGTGTTCATGGCTGTGGTCGTGAGGCGACCCGTGGCGACGAGTGCTACGCCCACTACCTGAAGTCGGTCAGCTTCAACTACGGGCAGCTACGCAATCGCCTGTACCCTGGGCTGACCAACAGGGAGACCGAAGAGACGATCCGTGCCGAGGCAGCCGCCAAGGGCGAAGACGCAGTACCCGCAGACTGGATCTAGCATGGCTATCTGGCGCAAGGATCCCGACGAGGTCGCAGCGACCTACTCGCCCGAGAAGCGACAGCGCATGGCACGGTTGAAGAAGTACCGTGAACAGGTGCGTGTCTCCACCGCTTGGCGGCGGGACGAGCACGACGATCTGTGGCGAGAACTGATCGACCTGTATCGTAACCGAACGCTCGACCAGAACGAACGGACCGACTACGCCGACAGCGTGTCGCTGGCCGTCGGGTTCTCGACCGTCAACGTGATCTATCCGTCCGTGTCTCTGTCCCGTCCCAAGATCACGCTGACCGCCACCAAGCCCAGCCTGGTGGAGGCCGCGACGATCACCGAAGCTGTCGTGAACCACTGGTGGAAGCACTACGACTACCAGACCGAGTTCCGCCAGGCTGTCAAGGACTTCCTGATCCTCGGTCACGGTTGGGTCAAGACGACCTACGTGAAGAAGGAAGAGGACGTTGAACTGTCGGAGGACGAACGCCAGGGCGAACTGATCGAAGCCCTGAAGGAGAAGTTCCTCGCCGTGCAGGCCAGCCCCGAAGACGAGGCGCTGTTCCCTTCCAACCAGGAGATCGCTGACACGATCCCGACGGTCCGCAAGGTCGTGACCGAGGACCATCCGAACGTGGAGCGTGTGTCTCCGTTCGATGTGCTGGTCGACCCCGATGCCACCCGTGACTACGACATGCGCTGGATCGCACAGCGCATCGCTGTCCCGAAGGCTGAAGCCAGGTTGAAGAAGCACTGGAACCAGAACGTGCTCAGCGATCTGATCGACTCGGCCAAGGAACTGAAGGAGGGCGACGGGTACTACGACGATCAGATCGGCAAGGACGAGACATACATCATCGTCTATGAGCATTACGACCTGTCGACAGGTTACCTGTGCACGTTCGCCGATCAGGGAGACGACTTCCTGGAGGATCCGAAGCCGACACCGTTCCCGTTCCTGCACCCGTTCGTGATGTTGCGGAACTACGAGGTTCCCGAGCACTTCTATCCGATCGGTGAGTTGGAGATGATCGACCCGCTGGTCGAGGCGATGTCGAGAATCTTGACCCGTCAGTTGGGCGACATCGGACAGTTCACCCGCAAGTTCGGCACCAAGGAAGGGTGGGTGGATGACAAGGCCATCAACGCCCTGAAGTCCACGGCCGACGGTGAGGTGGTCACCTTCACCGATGCCGCACCCGACGATCTGCGCCAGGCGCTTGTGGCGCTGCCCACCATGACACCCGACGCCTCCATGTACCAGATGAACGACGTTCTGGTCGATCACACGACCCGTGTCTCCGCCGTCAACGAGTACATGCAGGGCGCTCTGCCCGAGATCCGTCGCACAGCGACGGAAGCGGGCATCATCGCTGACGCCTCTAACGCCCGTGCGGCCGAGAAGTTGGCTCAGATCGAGTTGAACGTCGCCAATGTCGCCCGTCGGGTGGTTCAGTTGGGTCAGAAGATGCTGACCGAAGAGCAGGTCGCTCTCATGTACGAAGAGGATCCGAACAACCCAACCGAATGGGTGCCGTTCTCCCGTGAGGACATTCAGGGCGAATACTCGTTCGAGGTGGAGGCGGGCTCGACCCAGCCTCGCAACGAGACGTTCCGCCGCCAGTCGGCGTTGCAGATGATGGACGCCTTTGCGAACCCGCTCTTCGCCCCTCAGCCGCAGCCCGATGGCACGGTCATGCCGATCATCGATGCTCGCAAGCTGGCTGAGTACGTGATGCGTGAGGGCTTCGGCGTGCGAAATGCCTCCGAGTTCATCATTCCCGAGCCTCCGCCGCTGCCTCCCGTCATGATGGACGGGGAACTGCCACCAGGGGAAGAGGGCATGCCACCCGAAGGCGGAATGCCACCCCCGCAGGCACTCCCACCTGGGCCGATGCCGCCGATGGGTGACGCTACGGCGGGCGCCCCGCCCGTAGCGTGAACGAATCTGCCTCTATATAGACGCAACGAACACCCGAGAGGATTCGATGAGCGATCTATTTGACGCTGCCGCCGACGAAGCTGTTGCTGAGTTGGGGGGCAGTGAAGCAGCGGTTGAAGAAGGACTCCCTGAGAGCACCCCAGATCCAACCGATCTACCAGCAGAAACTCCACCAGCAGAGACAGCACCCGCCGTCGAAGCAGGGGTTGAGCCACCATCACAGGAGCCGTCGCCTCAGGCACAGGCACCGTGGTGGAACGAGCGCCTCGGCGAAACCGTCGAGTACAAGGGCGTCACGATGACGCTCGAAGACGCTCTGGCCAACGGCCTCCGACAGGCGGACTACACTCGTAAGACTCAGGAACTGGCCCAGAGGGCTCAGGTTGCTGACTGGGGCGAGCAGACGCTGGCAGCTTTGAAGGCCGACCCTGTGGGCGGTCTGAGAAGCATTGCCGAACAACTGGGACTGATTCCCAAGGACCAGCAGGGCTTCGATCCTTCCGAAGAGCCCGACCCCGCACTCGTGGAGTTGGCCTCGGTGAAGAGCGAGATCCAGACGCTGAAGGACGAACGATTGGCGGAACTTGTCCGCCGAGAGATCTCCGATGTCCGAGGAAAGTTCCCTGACTTCACGGACGATGTTCTCGCATTGGTCGCAGAGTTGGGTGGACAGGGAGTCGGGCTATCGATCGAAGAGGGCTACTACCTGTGGAAGGGCCGCAAGGCCTCCGAAACAGCACAGGCGACCGCAGCAGCGCAGGCGAAGGCCACCGCTGAGGCGAAGGCGCTAGAAGCTGCTAGGGCCGCACAGGTGGCGGCAGGGCATTCGCCCGCTGCCAACGTCGAGGACCGTACCGATTACGGTGAACTGGCGGGTGGCGACCTGTTCGATGCGATCGCAACCGAAGTGTTCGGCGGTCGGTGGGACGATCCCGACTGACGGGATCCCTAATCTAGGAGATCGCCTCTCATGGCAAACCCCAACTTCAATACTCTGGCTGCAACCACGTTGCAGAAGTACGTTCCGCACATGGCGGACCAGATCTTCAAGAAGCACGTGCTTCTGAAGTACCTCTTGGGCAAGGCACGCAAGAACAGCGTCTCTGGACGCTCGTTCGTTGTGCCTGTGATGAGCGAAGAGAACGACACGGTCGTGACGTTCTCGGGCTTCGACCACCTGGACCTGACGCCGCAGGAAGTCGGTACGGCCGCTGATTACCAGTGGAAGCGCCTGGCTGTCTCTGTGGCTATCTCGGGCGAAGAGCAGGAATGGAACTCTGGCAAGGAACAGGTCATCGCCCTCTTGAAGGCGAAGACCCAGCAGGCCGAGATGTCGGCTGCCAAGAAGTTCAACACCATGTTCATCACGTCCGACGGTACGGGCAACGGCGGCAAGGACTGGCTGGGGCTCGCCGCTCTCGTCGGTGACGCTGCCACAGGTCCTGCCACGCTCGGTGGCATCACCGTAGCGACAGACCCTTGGTGGGTGTCTCCGATCAGCAACTCTGCTGTTGCGATCACGGTCGAAGACGTGAACCACCAGTACAACGAGTGCACCGCTGGCGGTGACGACGACGGACCCGACTTCGAGTTGACCACGCAGTTGCTGTGGGAAGCGTACGTCGACCAGTTGCAGCCCCAGCAGGTCTTCGAGAACCCGAAGCTGGCTGAGGCGGGCTTCCGCAACATCGTCCACCGTGGCGCTCCCATCGCCTGGGACTCCGCCGTGGTCACGGGCGACTGGTACTTCCTGAACTCCAACCACCTGTGGCTGGTGACGGGACGCAACAACTGGATGCGCCAGCGCAAGTTCATCGAACCGCCCGACCAGGAAGCGCAGTACGCTCTCATCATCAGTTCTGGCCAGTTGGTGACGGATTCCCGTCGCCGTCTGGGCAAGCTGATGGGACGTCTGCCAAGCTGAACTTGACGGTTCCACGAGAGGGGGGCTGGGGCGTGGCCTCAGTCCCCTTCTTTCATTTGGAGGTAGAGATGGGTGCAGATGACGCTGTCTTCGGGCGTGAAGCTGTCCAGCCAGGCTCCGTGGGGGGCAATAGGCGACCAATTCCAGGCATCGACGCTGTGCCCGTGTCCAGCATGTTTGGAGACGCAGACCATCGTAATCAGGGCGCTGTCGCTCCATCGTGGGCAACCTCTCGCTCCAAGCGAGACACTCGGCTATGTGTTGTTTGCGAACGCACGGGCGGCAAGGGGCACAAGGTGGCTGGCAAGATGAAGTGTTCTCCGCACCTGATGCAGGACGCCCGTAAGGCTGCGAAGTCTGCAAATGCAAGGTCTGCTGCTGATGGCAACGCTGGCTGAGATCTCTAGCTTCGCTAGAGCGGTCCTACAGACCGACGATACGGACCTGACCGACGAGATGCTGTTGGTGTTCGGCAATGATTCGACAGAGCGGATCGTCAATGTCCGCAACATCTGGCCCCACCTGTACAGTGAGGGCACATTGGCGGTTGTGGCCTCCGATGGGCAGTACGCTCTCAACTCGGCGTCGTTCACCCCACAGACCTTCACGTACCTGGAGTCTGTCTGGGACGACAACGGCATGGGCAGAAGCCTGGTGGAGACCGACTACCAGGAGGCTACCGCTTTCTGGATCGGCAACAACCAGACCGAATCAGATTCCCCAGGCTGGTTCTCGATCTACGGTGGAAACCTGTACCTCTACCCTCGGCCGTCGGCTTCCCGCACCTATCGTGTGGGCGGATATCGTGAGCCGACAGCGATGACGACCTCGGGCACGTCACCCGATCTGCCCACCAGGTTCCACAACGCCATCCAGTACGGCGTCGTGTCTCTGGCCCTCGCCCAGACCGAAGACTACGAGGGCGCCCAGTATTGGGCGGGTATTGCCAATCAGGCCGTGAATGCCGCTATGCGAGCACAGTTCAACAACACGACTCACCGTCCCGCCCAGATGCACGGCCGTGGTGGCCCTCGCTACTGGTGGTACCGTGACTGGATCCGATCGATGGTGCCGTAGTGCGAGTTAGCACCGCCCGTGGTAACAGGCTGACCGCTACAGGAGTCAACGACTTCTCGGGCGGTCTGTCTCTGCTGCCACCACAGGAACTTGCACTGACCGAGTCCGCCATGGCGAAGAACGTCGTGTTCTCCGCTCGGGGCGGTGTGAACACTCGTCCAGGTTTCCGTCCGTTCGCCACCGCATCGATCGGCACGGGCGTCTCGATCATGCGTCACGTCCATCACAGGGCGCTGGACGGTGTCGACCAGTTGTTTGCGGTAGACAACAACGGTGTGCTGTTCTGGTCTGCGGAAGGCATGTGGCACAACACGCTTCTGACGGTCGGTTCGATCACGGCGGTCAGCATCGCTGACAGCATGCCGCTCGGCTGCAATGCCGCCCAGTACCTCGACAAGTCGTACTTCGTCCAGGCTTACGGCGAGTACAATCAGGAATGGAACGGGACGATCATGAGTCGACTCGATCTGTTCTACAACGATGACCTGGCGGATCCGTCCGCCGTCATCCCTTCGATGCCCGACGGACGAGTGATCGCCGTTAGGGGCGATTTCACGTTTGTCGGTGACGTCGCAGAGAATGTTGGTGATGACGCTGGCAAGACCTTCCACGGCAGGTTGCGCTGGTCGCACCCAGGTATCCCGACCTCTTGGCGGGAGCAGGACTTCGTGGACCTGCCGCAGGGTAGGATCTCGGCGCTGGTGGCTTTCCGTGACTATCTGGCCATCTTCACCGATGATGAGATCTATGGCCTGTACGGAGACAGCACCGAGACGTTCCAGGTGCAGCGGATCACGGCCGATACTGGAACACCGTACCATGCGAGCGTGACGGCGTCGGCTTCGAACCTGTACTGGTGGGACTGGGACCAGGGCGTGATGACGATGGGTGCGGGAGCGCCCAGGTCGGTGTTCGGCAAGTTGCAGCCGTTCTTTGATCAGGGCGCCTTCGATCCCGACGGGTTTCACAACTTCCCACCGTCTCTCGTGTGGGGGGACGGCAAGCTGTATGTGAACACGGGCGCCTACAATTCTCGGGTGGCGCACGCTTCCGAGTTGGGTCGCATCCTGGTGTTCGACCCCAGGGTCAGCGGCGAGGGGGCGTGGACCTCGTACGAGTTCCCGCCGTTCGCTGGGGGAAACAAGGGCGGTACGGTCTACCCTCGTGTGTTCGCCACAGATCTGGTCGTGTTGGGTTCGGAGGGGCGAGAGATGATCGTCAACGATCAGACGATGCGTCTCGACCGTGACCACACCTATTCGTCTACGGACAAGCGGCCGCCGATCGTTCGTTGGCGCTCGGCACCGTTCGCTGGCGACACGAACGTGACGAGGAAGCGTTGGAGGCGTCCGAGGCTTACGATCAGGTCCGCTTCCGCACATCAGGCGATCCAGTTCGGCTACCTGCGGAACTACAGTGAAGCCGAGGTCGGTACGCTCCGAGAGCGGGACCTGAACTTCCTGTCTCAGATCGACTTCGATGCGGGCTCTGGGTTGTGGGTGATCGATGCTTGGACGGACCTGTTCGCCGCCGAAGACACGGCCCGCTGGAACGGCTGGTCGGCCACGGTTCACGTTGTCGCCAACGCTCTGAACCTGGACGTTACGACGGTCAGCGGCAACAAGGTGCTGACCACCGATGTGGCCTATGATTTCCGTACGGCGAGGGTGGAGGTCAATGCCGCTCAGATGGTGGCCAACACGACCACCTCGTTTCTGGTCTTCAACGGCAACACGAATCTGCGCTTCACGTCGACAACCTCAACCGTAACGATCTCTTGGCGCAACGAGGCGGCGGCAACGACCGTGCTGGGCACGTTCGCTTATGGCGCTGCGAAGGACTGGTGGGCTATCGAGTGTGATGGCAGCGTGATCTACTGGCAGTCGTCTCCTGACGGTGTGACGTGGACGACAGAACAGTCGATCGCCATCCCGTCGGACATCACGATGGCGATGTTGGCAGCCATGACGGTCGAGTTGCGTTGCGAGCAGACCTCGCTCGGAACGGGAACGGCGATCTTCGACACGTTCCGTTTCGAACCGTCGACCGACAGCAACTTCTTCGTGTGGGACACGTCGATTTGGGCGGTGGATCTTAACGGCAACGAACCGCCAGACAACTTCGTGGCTTTCGAGACGTTGCCGTCCGCAGGGGCGGGTAACGTCTTCCAGATGGAGTTCCGTTCCGTCGATCCGCCTGCGAGCGGAGTCGACGTGGACTCCACGAACGCCCCGTGGGGCATCGACTCTATCGTTCTACCGTTCCGTGAGAAGGGCGTAAGGTGACCTGATGGCCTTGACCGTGCCCAACGTGCTAGTCGCTGGCACCCCAGGCGTCGCTGACGACGTGAACGAGAACTTCGACGCTGTCGAAGCCTACGTGAACGGGCTCGTCACGACGACCGACAACACGACCCTTCTGCTCGGCAAGTTGTCGAACAAGCTGGTCGACCCGACCCTGCTGACAGCCAACTCGGCCACCTTCACGACGATCGTGGACATCTCTGGCTACACGATCACGTTCACGGCGCTGGCGAACCGCATGTACAAGCTGGAGATGTACTGTCACGTCAGCAGCAGCATCGCTGGCGATTACGTCAAGATGCATATCCGCACCAACGCTGGCACCACGATCGGTGCTGGCCTGCTCGAACTGCCTGTCGTCAACGAAGAACAGACGATCTCCGCCGTGGCCTTCGTGACGCCAGGTGCGGGAGCCGTCACCTACAAGGTGTCGGGCGAACGGATCTCTGGCACGGGCAGCTTGATGGTGGAGTCGTCTGCCACGGTGCCGTCGATCTTGTCGGTCCAGGACTTCGGAGCGGACTGATGCCTCTCGATCTGGTCGATATTCCGAGCTTCATGCCCGACAACCTGTTCTCTCTGAACCAGGCAACAAGAACGGCATTCTCCACGGCCAACCACAAGTTGCGGGACTGGATGATCGATCCTCGACTCAGGTCGATGTTGACCTTCGACCACAAGCAGGAAGGCGTGGACTATTATGCGAGTCCACAGCCAGGAGACCAGTTCATCTCTTCGGGGGCTGGTGGGGCAGTAGACGGTGACACGGGGCAGCCGTCTGTATGGCTCTACGCCAACGACGCCCTGGGCTGGATGGTGTGGGACCTGGTATCTATCGACTACACTCCCACCGTTATCGTGCTGACCCTGGGCAACGGACAGACGAATGCTCACTTCTTGAGGATGGGCCGCAAGGTGTTTGTCGACTACACGATCATCTTCGGGAGCACGACATCCTTTACGGTGGGACCCCACATCGATTTCCCGTCAGCGTCCAACTCTCCACTGGACTACGATCTTACGGCGGTTTACCCGCTGGGACCTGGTGGAACGTTCGCCGCCAACCAGACCGAAATGAACTGGGGGAGCATTGTCGATGCGGCTCCCGCTGGCGGCTTCCAGGGCTTCTCTCGTGTCGAGAGTGCTGCGACCTGGCGCATCTTGCGGCTCGCCGTGTCGGGAGCGAACATCACTGCGGCAGGTATCACCGCCACCAGCCCGTTCACCTTCACGACCGATGACGTTATCAGCGGCCACCTGACCTACACGTTTGATGGCTAGGGAGATCCCATGGCATACGATCGCAACGCTTACGGGATGCTGAGTGCCGCTGTCACTCAGACCCAGCAGCGTATCGCCCAGCTACAGGCGGGTCTGAAGGCGAATCCTGCGGGGGCCGCCATGTACAAGGCGGCTATCGCCCAGGAGCAGGCCCGTCTCACGTCCTACCAGCAGGGCGTCGCCCAGCAGACAGCGTCTGTCCCCGTCGACAACGCTGGCTACCAGCAGCAGAAGTCGGACATCGGTCAGCAGTACGGCGCCCAGTTGGCGGCGGCCGACTATGGACGCACGATCGCCCAGCAGAGACACTCCCGACAGGCTGGGGACTTCAATGTGGCTTCCGCCCGACAGCGCAACACGTTCGATTCGCCGTACTTGCAGCGGGGCATGTTCCGTAGCGGTGTGAGGCGTCGTGGTTTGGAAGAGATGCGTCAGACGCAAACGTCGGCGTACGGCAACATGGTGGGCCAGCAGGCGGAAGAGTTGGGCGGGCTCGCCCAGCAGCGCACGCAGTTGATGGCCAACCGCACGTCGGCGTTGAGCGCCGTCGATAGGGCACGTCAGAAGGCCATCTTCGACTATCTGGGAAGAGGGAGTTGAGCATGCCTACGGATCCAGGATATCGCACGCCGCCGAAGAAGAAGACGCCGA